TAAAATATTGCACCGTTTTCCATAATAGCGTGCCATAGTATGCTCCTTCCAGTAAGAGCCGATATACCGAAGATAATACAGTCTTCAACTTCTCCATGATGTTTCTGTAAGTCATATAAAAATTCCCTTCTTATCTGTGCGTAGATAGGTGGTATGTTTGCATTTAAATAAGCCATGATTTATCCTCATCTAATTGTACCCCAATTTGGTCCAGATTCAAAGTCAACTTTATTCTTGACCTCAAGAGGTATTGCTTGTTCCATAACATTTTGAATTATGTTAGTAGTATATTCGCCGTTGATAGATATACATAATTCATCGTGTATTTGTATATGTGGTACTATACCTTTCTCGTGTAAATCTACCATAGCCTTCTTTGTCATATCTGCGGCTGATCCCTGTATCAATCTATTCAAAGCTTTGTAGGTAAATGCGGGTGTGTAATATCTCTCAAAGTAATCCATATAGTTTGCATCTATCTTGTTCTCCTTGTATTTATCTAACATCTCTGCTTTGAATGCTTCCATAGCCTGCTCTTTTGTATACAAAGGCACCTCGTTAAATCTATTAGTCTCAGGATTCCATTCTTTATTAGTTGTCTCCCACCTGTCGAACCTGCAGAATCTATCATGCAATGTAAATAATAATTTGTTTTGTTTTGCAAAAGCTATTAATTCTTGTGACAGCTGTTTTACAAATGGCACCCTGCCATGATACTCGTTAAATAATTCTTTTGCCTGTCTCTGGTCCAGACCTAACTCTCTCTGTAATTTTATCTTGCCCATGCCATAGAACAGACCTAGGTTGATTGTTTTTGCCTGTTTCCTGGAGATATTAGCCATGTCAGCGACTATCTGATGGAAATCTGCATCATCCTTGTCAAACTCCTCTTGCAGGTTCTCTGTGCCTGGTAGACCCAATTTGATCGCATAGTGTACAACAATACGTGGTTCTTGTTGTGAGTAGTCAAAACTACCCCATTTGCAGCCATCTTCCGGTATAAACAGCTCTCTCATCTTGCCGCCTATATAACCCTTCGCCGGTATCTGTTGTAGATTAGGATTGGACATGCTGAATCTGCCGGTAACCGTGCCGCCTGTATCTGATCTTATCTGGTTTATGTCTGCATGTATTCTACCCTCATGCACATACTCTAGTAACCCATCTATAAAAGTATTGACTGCCTTGTCATACTCTCTTGCCTTTGCAATCATACGCAGACATTTGTTATTATGTTTTCGTAAATAATCTTTTGGTAGTTGTGGCATCTTAGATTTTGGTGTGACCTTGTAATCTTTTATACAAAGATGATCTAATAATTTTTTGATTGATGCAGCAGCCCAGATATCAACCTTGATTGTTGTGATACTTTCTATTGCTTTTATTATCTG